TAAGACGTTTTTTAGTGCAGTTTATACGTGCAGTGAGTAATTTTGATGTAGAATTTGGTAGAGATCGCGACGGTACTAAAACTTTACAGCGTGTACCTGTGTATTATGGTGACCCTAGCAGACAGGCAGCAACTATTTTAAAAGGTAACAGTGAAAATACACTTAATGGAGTACCAGCAATGAGTGCTTACATAAGTGGATTGACCTACGAACAAAGTAGAATGCAAGATCCTTTCTTTGTTGACAAAATGAATTTACGTCAACGTAGGTACGACCCAGATACCGGACTGTACGATACGCAACAAGGTGATGCATACACCATTGAAAGATTAATGCCTGTACCTTACAAGTTAACAGTAAAACTGGACATATGGACAAGTAACACAGAACAAAAAATGCAAATTATAGAACAGCTGGCTACATTGTTCAATCCTAGTTTAGAGATACAAAGCACAGACAATTATATAGATTGGACTAGTTTGAGTCTAATACAATTGATTGAGGTAAATTGGTCTTCGAGAACTGTTCCTGCAAGTGTTGAAGAACCAATTGATATTGCTACACTAACTTTTGATATGCCAATTTGGATAAGTAGTCCTGCTAAAGTTAAAAAATTAGGAGTTATTCAAAAAATTATCAATAACATCTACGACGAACAAGGAAAGTTTACAGAAGATACAATTTTAACTAATTTAGTTAGCCGGATGGTAGTATCACCTATCAACTACAGTGTTTTCTATAGTGGCAACCAATTAAAATTATTAAAACAGCATGAGATCGCCAATGACGACGGCTCATTGATTGTGACCCAGCCACCAAATAATTGGCGTTCGGTTATTGAAATTTATGGTACGTTAGTCACTGGCGAAAGCGAAATAAGACTAAGTTTGCCAACAGGTACAGAGTTAATAGGATTAATTACATATCACCCAACTGACCCTACAATTTTATTATATACGCCAATTGAAGACACTGCACCTACTAACACACTCTCGCCTGTAAATGCAGTCATAAATCCTATCAATGTAACAGTTAATAATAATTTGACTAACCCGTCAAACGGGACCAGATACTTGTTAACAGACGATATTGGCAGTGCTATCAATCTAAGCGGATCAGTTATATGGGGTAGTTTAATTGCCAAAGCAAATGATATAATTGAATATAATGGCACTACCTGGAACGTTGTATTTGATAGTGCAACAATAAAAACAACCGAATATATTACTAACTTAAATACAAATGTTCAATATCGTTGGACAGGCGAAGAATGGGTAAAAAGTGTTGAAGGTGTTTATCGAGGTGGCGATTGGAGTCTAGTAATATAGGATGTGGTGCATTAATTTATAGTTTATCCACCTCAAGATATCTTTTTTTGTTACGTAACCAAAAAAAACATGCAGGGTCGTGGGGTTTGGTAGGCGGAAAATTAGAAATCAACGAGACTCCGGCGCAGGCACTACGCAGAGAAATCATTGAAGAAATTGGCGAAATCCAAGTTCAGAAAATTATTCCATTAGAAAAATTTACCAGTGACACTCAAGACTTTACTTACCACACGTATCTTTGTACTGTAGACAACGAATTCATTCCGTTGTTAAATGACGAACACAAAGGATATGCTTGGACTTATTTAAACGACCACCCTAAACCTTTACATCCAGGTGTTTGGAGAACCTTTAGTTTTAAAAGTATAATTAATAAAATTAAAACTTTTGAAAATGTTATACACCAACTTCAAGAACAAACTGTCTAAAATCTATCTGTTTGTAATTTAAATTGTATTTCCAAGATTCAGGTTGTCTAAATCTTTTACTAGGACAGACTCTGATAAACTCTGTGTCTGAATAAGTACTCATCACTTCATTTAAACTTCTTACCCAAAACTCTTCATTGATTGGATAATTGCTAGGAGGATAATTTGGTGTTCCAGCAAAAAAATTATAATTGTCGCTGGTATTATCTATTCCATCAAACCCCAGCATATAGACACGTTGATGTCCATCAAAAGCCGCAAGGTATGCAGCAATGGCACCAGCATTGTATTCAGGATTTTGTGGTATAAAATTGAATTTGTTAGGATGGAGCTCTAAATATTTGTTATTTGTATATACGATATTTTCATTACAATATGATTGTTGTGCTAGTTCATCAACAAAATCTTTGCCGGTAGCTATTACAAAATCTGGTTTATAATTTCTGTAAATTGCATTACATCCGTAAGTTAAAAAGTTTTTAATTTGTCTTTTATATTTCCACATACCAACTTCGCCCCATGGTGTTGTTTCTCTATAAGGCAAAATTTTTGTAAGATCAAATTGATTAGCAGTTATACCATTGCCAATAACTATTGCATTAGGTGAAACAGTGTTAAATTGTTGTATAGGCACTGATTCCTTTTGATATTTCCATTCGTCGTCAATATACAAACCAACGGTATTGATATTTTCTGTGGTAATATTCTTCCTGTATAATTTTTGTAACATTGCCATTAAAATCTTCCTACCGCTATTTCTACTGTTTGAATAGAATCATCTAAAATAACTTCTAAACTTTTACCAATTATGCATCCGGGCCTGAACATGCTGTCATTGAGTGCTTCTGCCGCTCCAGGTACTGTACTAGTTACTAGTAACGTTCCTTTGTTTACTGGCCCACGAACTTGACAAGGTACACGACCAGTTAATGCAACTGGATACCCAACAGTATCATTGTTCATAAGATAGGCTGGGTTGGTAGAAATAACACCAGCCACTCTAGTATCGTGACTTATGTCAGTTACAGTAATTTCCTTTTGGCCACCAAATACAACCACAGTACCAGGTGTATACTCGTTGTCGGACTGGAACATTTCTGCCAAATCTGCATAACGAGCACTGGTAGCAGTGGCATTTAACACTCCAGTTTGAGGTATAAATGTGCATGTGGTGCTAACATACTCCGCTGCGGTCAACCCTGTAGTCAATGGTTGCATGGCGATATAGTAAGGTGTGACATCGCCGGTTACAGGAAAAACTTGTAGCGTCGTTTGATTAACACTCATTACGCTTGTGCCTCAGTCCAGGAAAGTCTACACGCACAGGATGCAGTTGCCGCACTAATATTACGAGCCATAACCGTAATAATATCTGGCCCGTCTGGATAAAATGCTGTATTGCTTCTAGATTCACCTCCGCCTAGAATGCTTGATCCCATGTCTCTAACCAGTGACAATTCTTGTTGTGTTGTTGTAAAGCTGGCACCACCTGCACTGTTCAAATAGAAACCATAAATTGTTTCACCACCTGTTATGGTAGTAGATCCTTGATGAGGAACATATTGAGCCAGACTAGATCCGCCTACTGACTGCCAACCAACTGAGCCATTACCTACAAAACCGTTCAGCACAAGTGTTACCAAGAACTGACCAGTACTGGTAAAGTCCAACTGTCTCAAAACCATCTGCATACGATTTACAATTTCTCTAGAACCCAGTGTGGCGCCGGCTAGACCGTTACTCACACTGGGCGCAATTCTGAAACTTAATAAAGCGTTGGTAGCTCCGGCAGCAATAGCCAAGGTTGAAGTCATACCTTGCGTAAACACAAATGATTTATCGTCGTCATAACGACCATCCATAATAACACTGGTGCCCCAGTGACTAATGGTCGGACTGAAGCTAGGACTGTGTAGTTCAACTGTAACTGGGGCCGTATTACTATAAGTGAAGCTCTGCGGACCACCTGTCCCCAATTGGCCAAATATCATTGCTTGCGTAGTCGACGAAGTAGCTGCTTCTGTTAGTGTTATTGAAACATTTGTGCTTACATTTGCCACAAATGTGTCTGCTGGAATACCTGTACCTACTACATATTGTCCTACTCTTACATTTATAGTGTTTGAAGCTGTTACAATAGCACTGTTAGCAGTCTGCACTACAGTTTGTGTTACCCCGGGTGACCCTCTAGTCACTCCTGTAAATGTAGGAGCGAATGTTACCACTTGTGTTGAAGTAAATGTAGCAGGTTGACTTAAAACAACTGATGTCGAAGCTACACTTTGTACTGTTGTACCTGATGGTATTCCATTGGCAACTACATATTGTCCAGTAGCGACTCCTGTGGTATTTGTACCTGTAATTGTGGTACTTCCAGCTGTTAGGGCAAATGTAAGTGATGCTGCTCCGCCTTTACCTGTATAAGTTACAAATTCAGTTGCACTTTGATTATGGATCCATAATGTGCCTGCAGATGGAAACTCTAAGTGATCTGCTACGCTTATTGTAGCATCACCAGTACCTAGGCTTGCTGACAAAATAGTTGACTTAGTAAATGTATTAACTTCATAACGACCAGGTAAGTTGCCTGAACGCATATAAGCTTCATAATTAATATTATTATTTGCTTGTTTGTGGCAATAGATAATATCGCCGTTGGTGCCGCGGAATCCCCAACGAATAAAACCAGCACCATACCATGAATAATCTATATAGAACATTTGCATACGGCCTAGATCTAATCTATAACCGCTTGGACCGGTTCCGTCACAACGATCTATATTCCACTGACTTTGTGGAATTCTCGTATCAATAGTTTTTGTAATTACAGCATTGTTAGCTGATATTAATCCTCGGTATGGAGGATTTATAGTAAAAGTATTATTATCTATAATATCAATTACACGGTAAGTCATGCCTTTGATATTTACAAAATCGTTTGGATTTAATTGTCTAGCAAAAATTGGAGTAGCGCCATTGA